AGTACACTTCCTCCGGACTACTTCCGGATGGAGTCCATCTGGAGAGACCCGTCTACTCCGACCTACGCCGCTAAGGCCGACGCAGTCTCCAAGCTCTACGCCAACGGACTGGGAGTGATCCCGAAGGAGCGTGCCCGTATCGACCTGGGCTACTCCGTGACCGAACGTGAAGAGATGAAGGTCTGGGATGACCAAGAGAACCCTATGGGCCTTCTTGGGGCCGTAGCAGGCCCAGGAGCGTCCGCAGGACCCTCTCAGGTACAATCACCCCAGACAACCCCCAAAGTCGCTCCACAGGCCTCTCAGGGGGTAAAGACACCGTCCACGGCGGCTAAGCCGTGACAGCAGAAGAATATGCAGCTGCACAGGCGGCTCTAGCCGCCCAGATAGCGTCCTACACCGTTTCGGTCGGCTCCCTCGTCATCACGACAGGGTTCACCGTCCAGCAGTGGGTTCAGCTTCTCCAGGTTCTCTTCCCAGAAGTATCCCGTATGCGTGAGCAGTCGGCTACCCTGGCGAGGGATTACTACGACCAGCAGCGTCAGTTCCACGTCCCGCAACTCGAACGGCACGACCGCTACCTAGAGGGTACGGACTTCCGGCAGTTCGTGAAGGATATGGAGCCAGCCCGTAAGAAGGTCATGGAGGTCACCCGGGTGGTGCCCTCCGGTCCAGCAGAGTCCGGTCTCGTCAATACCCCCGACCTGGCTCAGCTGCTCGACGGGGGCAGGCTGCAGAAGACCCAGAAGCAGAAGGCGATCGTTCACCTGACTCTTCAGACGGTTCGTGAGGTTGAGAACGCCGGGAGGCGTCAGATCATCCACGCCGTCCAGGAGGACATGGCACTCGACGCCTACGCCAAGGACTCCCGCAAGGGTCAGTTCGGTGGTCAGGTCGTGCGGGGTTGGGCTAGGGTTGCTACGGGCAAGGAGACTTGCGCCTGGTGCCTGATGCTCATCTCGCGTGGCCCTGTCTATCTGGAGGCGAATACGGCTGGTCTCGACATGGAGACAGAGCAAGCGATCCAGGCTGTCGCTGACGGGAAAGATGTCACCGACTTCATGGAGCAATGGCACGCAGGCTGCGACTGCAAGGTAGTTCCGGTATTCAAGATATCGGAGTGGCCCGGTAGGGACGCCTGGAAGAACGCCGAAGCCCTCTGGGTTGAGGCAGGCAAGGAAGCCGCAGAGCTTCGACAGAACTCGCCGGGTAGGGTACACACCACCGGCAAGAACAAAGGTGAACGTATCACCTTGAGTGAAGACACCGTAAACGCCATCCGCAGGAGAATATCTCGCGGTGAAGTGAATATGGCAGAGTTCGCGGGATTGGCCGCGTGACTCATCTAACCGACCCCCTGGTGGGGTCCTTAGCGCTGGAGGCGCACAAACATGTCCGACGCAACACCCTCACCCTCAGCTGACACCGTCACCACCGCAGGAGTCCAGGCGACTCTTACTCCGGAGACCTTCAGCAAAGACTACGTCACCGAGCTTCGCAACGAAGCCGCACGTTACCGGACTGAGAAGAACTCCGCCGTGGAGTCCGCTAAGGCGGCTCTGGCACAAGAGTTCCAGGCTCAGATCGCTGACAAGGACGTGGCTATGACCGAACTGCAGAATCAGCTGGGTCAGGCCTGGGTCGAACTGGAGAAGGTGTATACGGCTATCGAAGCCCGTATCCCCAGCGAGAAGGTGCGAGCCTTCGCCAGCCTTCTGAAGGGCGAGGACAAGGATTCCATCCTGGAGTCCGCCAAGTCGGCAACAGAACTGTTCGGCGGGACTGAGCAATCGTTCCCGGCGTTCGACCCCACCCAAGGATCAGGCGGCAATCCGCTGCCACTCAATGGTGATCCGCTCCTCAACATGCTCAAGAAGGTTGTTGGGGTTTAACCCTACCTACACTAGGAGAACAAAATGGCATTCAGTGCCAACGATGCGAAGCTGGCTCAGACTTCTGACACCATCTTCAGCGGCTACCTCGACCCCGAGATGGCTCAGGACTACTTCGCTCTGACTGAGAAGACTTCGGTCATCCAGCGAATCGCCCGTAAGGTCCCGCTGGGTCCGACCGGCATCAAGATTCCGCACTGGAACGGTTCGGTCCAGGCTTCGTGGGTCGGTGAAGCTGGCATGAAACCCCTCACCAAGGGTAGCCTGACCAAGCAGACGATCGTCCCCCACAAGATCGCCACCATCTTCGCCGAGTCGGCTGAGGTCGTGCGTGCGAACCCGGCTAACTACCTGGGGATCATGCGGACCAAGATCGCTGAGGCGATCGCGCTGGCCTTCGATGCGGCTGTCCTCGCCGGTACCAACACCCCGTTCGGTGCCTACGTGGCGCAGACCAGCAAGTCGGTCTCGCTCATCGACTCCGGTGGTGCCGGTGTCGCCTCCGACAACAACGCCTACAACGGCCTGAATGCGGCTCTGTCGCTCCTGGTCAATGACAGCGGCAAGAAGTGGAACGGCACCCTGCTCGACATCATCTCCGAGCCGATCCTCAACGGCAGCAAAGACGGCAATGGCCGTCCGCTGTTCCTGGAGATTGCTCCTCCGACTGCGCTCACCACGCCGTTCCGCGAGGGCAGCATCCTGGGCCGTCCGACCTTCCTGAGTGACCACGTCGCTTCCGGCACCACGCTGGGCTACGCTGGTGACTGGGCGCAGGTCATCTGGGGCCAGGTCGGTGGCCTGTCCTTCGACGTTACCGATCAGGCGACCCTGAACTTCGGTACGGAGGGTTCGCCCAACCTCATCTCGCTGTGGCAGCACAACCTCGTTGCCGTCCGTGTTGAGGCTGAGTACGGTGTGCTGGTCAATGACCCGCAGGCCTTCGTCAAGTTGACGAACGTCGTCACCGCCTAGTAGTGGACGGGGCCGGGGGTAATTCCCCGGCCCCTCCCTCTGAGGAGACAACATGAAGATTCAGTTCCAAGGCGGCGCAGTCGCTGAGGTCTCTGATGACTACGGTAAATCCCTGGTGGCTTCCAGCCCCGGTTGGACCGTGGTCGAAGGTCCGGAGCCTAAACCGCACCGTGCCCGTAAGACGGCTGTCAAGGCAGTCGATCCCAAGCCCGAAGGGGCAGCAGTCGCAAGCGAAGAGTGAGGTTGAAACATGGCGTACGCTACCGTAGAAGACGTAACGTCGCGCTGGACACGTGAACCCACCGACGCTGAGGTCAGCCTGATCACTACCCGGCTGGAGGATGTCGAGCGGATGATCCGCCGTCGTATCCCGACTGTGGACACGCAGGCCGACTCCAGTGACGATTACCTGGCTGATGTTGTACAGGTAGAGGCGGAAGCCGTCCTGAGACTCGTCCGTAACCCAGATGGTTATGTGTCAGAGTCGGATGGGAACTACACGTACATGCTCAGCCAGCAGCAGGCTAGTGGCAAGCTGGAGATTCTCCCCGAAGAGTGGGAGGCCCTAGGCCTCCGCCGTAACCGGATGTCCATCCTGGTCCCTAACATCGTGGCCGTATCATGAGTGCCATCGTCGTGGGCGGTCTCGCCTATATCGATGGGGTGCTGGTGGACGGGCCGAAGTATACGGTGGACGTGGACAAGTGTGGTCACACCACCAGCGAGCCGCACAGCTGCACCCACGACTGGAGAATCCACTGGGGGAACGTCGATCGGACAGGCTCATGAGTCTGTTGGATTGGGGTCTCAACGAGACCGTCACCGTCTACCCAGAGATTGCCGTCACGGATGCGGATGGCAACACCAGGACGAAACCGGCTAGTACGGGTATCGTCACCAAGGCGAGGATGCAGGTGCTTGGTCAGTCCGGCACCTCTTCCCGTCGCCAGGAGCAGGACAGCGAGGGATACGAAACGGAGAGGGTGTACACGATCCGATTCCCCCGCGACTTCCAGGTACTAGGTGCCCAGTCTGAGATCGTCTGGAACGGTCAGGTATGGGCACTCTTCGGTACAGAGAACCGCTACAACTCGTCCCCTAGGACCAGGCACATCACGTACTCCATCAAGCGGTCCTGATGGCGAAGGTCACCATGTACGCCCCGTCGCTGATCAACGGCACGGCAGCACACCACCCGAAGACCCAGGCCGCTGTCCTGAAGAGGGCAGAGAAGATCAAGGCCGCTGCGGAGGGCAACCTCTCCAGGGCCAGGGCCACCACAGACCACCGGGACGATGTCACATCCTCCGGTACCCACAGGTTCGGTGACCACACCATCACTATGGAGCGTGGCACCAACCAGTACGGTGAGGTCGATTGGCTGGTGAGCCTCGAAGGTCCTGGAGCTATGGCGATTGAGTTCGGCCACTTCCCTTCGGGAGCTTTCGATCCGGCTGTCTATGGCAGCGTGACCAAGGCACCACATGGCCTCTACATCATGACAAGCGCCGCCGGTATGGGCGGTCTCACATCAATTTCATCCGGACGAAGGCGGGGTAAGATTTAGTGTCGAAGATGCCCCGATTTCAGGCGGTAGTTCTGCCGATTCTCCGTGCCTACCCGGCGTTGGCTGGAGTCAAGATCGGTTCATGGATTGAGGATGTCGATTACAGGGAGTTCCCTATGATCAACATTCGTCGTGTGGGCGGGTTCCGACACGAAACACACCCCAACGCACTGGACAAGGCCATCATAGAGATGACTGCGTACGGTCGTGAGGGGTTGATTGAAACTGAGCAGCTGTACATCGAAGCCCTGGAGGCGCTGTATGAAGCTGTCGAGAGTCAGACGCAGACATCTGCGGGTTACCTGCACTCTATCAAGGAGACATTCGGGATGACCCAGTTCGGGTCTCTGTTCGTTGACTCCTGGCGAGTGCAAGGTCTGATTCAACTGGGTGTTCGCCCACCGCAAAATCCCTAACCACCTACATCTAGGAGAATGCCACAATGGCACTTAATGACAATGCGGTCTTGACAGCCGCAATCGGCTACATCTACACCGCGACGGTGGGAACGGCTGCCCCGACTGTGGCTCAGCTGACCTCCATCGACCCCCTCGCCCCCGCAGGCTGGGCCGCTACCGGATGGGACCTCGTCGGCCACACCAGCCGTGATGACCTGCCCGAGTTCGGCTACGACGGTGGGGACTCTGAGGTCAAGGGTTCTTGGCAGAAGAAGAAGCTCCGCGAGGTCGTCACCAACGATCCGGAAGACTTCCTGACCTTCAAGCTGGAGCAGTTCGACGCCAACGCCCTGAACCTGTACTACGGCACCAACCAGTCGGCAGTCGCTGGCGAGTACGGTGTGTCGGCTACCGACTTCAGCCCGGTGGCGCGTGCCCTCCTGGTCATCATCGTGGACGGCTCGTTCCGTATCGGATTCCACGCCTTCAAGGCGTCGATGAAGCGCGACGATTCCATCTCCCTGGCGACCGACGATCTGGGTACCCTCCCGGTGAAGGCGAAGTTCCTCCAGTACGGCACCAACGTGCTGTTCAAGTGGATCAACATCGCTGTGGCTGCTCTGCCCACGCTGAAGCTGGGTGGCGCTACCGCCGGTACGTTCACCCTGAAGGTCGGCTCGAACGTGTCCGGTGCGATCACCGTGTCCGGCATCTCCGCCACCACCATCAAGACGGCTTTGGCTGCGATCGATGACGGCATCTCCGCCGCTCAGATCACGGTCACTGCGTCTGGTTCGGACTACACCGTGGACATCCCGGCTCCGCTGTCTCTGGGCGTTGACTCGTCCACCGGCGGTACCGGCGTCATCGTCGTCTAGACCCCCTGACCGGGGGGAGGGGTTACAACCTTGGCGGGCCTTCGGCCCCTCCCCCCACTGGTCATTCAACGTAACAGCAGTTTGCTTGAACAAGCCCCGCCATCATTCAACCTAACGAAAGGCTCGCCATCATGGGTTCCGTTTTCACTCTCGACTCCCTGCGCGAAGAGGCGCAGAAGAAGTATGCCCCGATCACCATCGATATCGGTACCAAGTCCGTGGAACTCCGCAGCCTGCTGCGGCTCCCGAAGAAGGATCGTGGGATCGCATTCGACCTCCTCAAGGCCATCGAAGAGAACGATGGTAATTCTTCTGAGGGTGTCGAGTTCCTCACGGAGAATGGCCTCAAGCTCCTGAGTACCGTCGCTGACGATGGTCCCGCCCTGGTGAAGGCGCTGGGGGATGACCTGTCGCTGATCCTGGAAGTGCTGGCCGTCTGGATGGATGGAAGCCAACCGGGGGAAGCCGAGTCCTCGCAGACTTAATCGATGAGTTTGGCGAGGCGATAATTCCGGACCTGCTCGAACACTATCGGTTCGACCTGCGGGAGTTGTTCTCTGACAATTCCCCGTCGCCCCGTTGGGTTCTGAACCTGATTATGCACCTCCCCCTGGAGGGAGCATTCAACTCCGCCCGTAGGGGCGGACAGAAGTACCGTGGCTGGGACGGTCAGTCCTACGCCGCAGCTGACATCGCCAACTCTATGCGGTCCCTGGTCTTCCTGTTCACGGCAGCCAACAGAGACCCGAAGAAGTCGAAGATGCCCAAGCCCCCGAAGCCGTTCCCGACTCCCGAAACGGAGGAAGCGGAGCGTCCGAAGAGGCCGAACATGTTCCGGCAGATGGTTACGCACTCTAAGAATCTAGCCAAGAAGGCGGGTAAATGACCGAAATCGGCAAGGTAACCATCAAGGTCACACCCGACACCACCGGCTTCGGTGCGAAGGTCAAGGCGGCGCTGGAGCGCCTGGGTGACGAGAGCGTCAACGTCGATGTCAAGGTCAAGGGTGCTACTAAGGCCAAGGCAGAGATTGAAGAGGCTGCCAAGGACCAGACGGCCCACATCAAGGTCGATGTCGATACCAGCCCCCTCGACAAGCTGAAGGCGAAGCTGGCTGCCGCTACTGCATCGACCTCCAGTGTGTTGGACAAGTCCTGGGAATCCAGGATGAAGCAGCAGCTGGCCCAGACCACCCAGGCCTTCGAGGCCAAGAGTCAGATGGTCCAGAACGCCGCCAGGGATGCGGCCAGGGCACACATCGATGCGTTCACCACCCGCAACGATCAGGTCCAGCAGCGGATCGATGTCAAGGCAGAACTGGATACGGCTGAGGCCTCCGCCAAGCTCGCCGCCTGGCGTGCCCGGGAGTCTATCCGCAACCTGCACATCAAGATGGAGTTGGACACCGGAGGGGCTACCGCCAAGCTAGGAGCTTTCAAGGGACTGGCGGCTATCGGCAACGTCGGTGGTGGCATCCTGGGTGGCCTCCAGGGGATCGCTGGGGCAGCCGGTGAGGCTGCCTCTGGTATGAGGGTCTTCGGTGTCGGTGCTGCGGCTATGCTGGCGATAGCGGTGTTGGTTCCGCCTGCCTTGGCCCTCATCGCAGGTGCCCTCCTGGTCCTGCCGGGTGCCTTTGCGGCTATCGCCGTCCCTATCGCCACCACGGCGCTGGGGTTCAAGGGTATCCAGGCGGCTCTCCAGAACGCAGGCTTCCTGGCCGACAAGCTGGACAAGAAGGGCAACCCGAACGGGAAGAAGACCGCTGGTGAGTTGATCAAGGACTTGCAGGGTGCTGTCTCCGATACGTTCGAGCAGAGGCTGACCCCGGTCTTCGAGCAGCTTACCAACATCCTGGGGCCGCTGAAGGCGTCCCTCCCGTCTGTGGCCGGTGGCCTGTCCGACATGGCGAAGTCCTTCGTGGATACCATCACGTCGCAGGTCGGCATGGACCGCATCCAGAACACCATCCAGAATATCGGTCAGGCGTTGACCAACGCCGCCCCGGGCCTGGGTGCCTTCACGGAGGGGTTCATCAACCTAGCCGACAAGGTCTCCAACCGCTTCCCCGGCGTGGGTACGGCCTTCACCAACCTAGGCAACCAGTTCAACAACTGGATCACGAAGTTTACTTCGCCTGACTCCAACGGAGTGTCGGACCTCGACAGGTCCCTGACCTCCCTCCACGATACGTGGAACCAGATCGCCGGTCTGTTCTCTAGCGACCTGATCGGTAAGGGCTTCGACTTCCTCAAGGACCCGAACTTCGGAAAGTCGATGGTTGACTTCGTCGGTTCGATCCGGAGCCTGGTCCAGGACTCTCTGCCTAAGCTGGCGGAGGGCTTCGGCCAGTTCTCCACGATCCTGAAGCCGATCACGGATGCGTTCGCCCCGATCCTGAAGGTGCTGGACAATCCGCTGGTCCGTGGGGGTCTGTCCTTCCTGGACCCGACCAAGCCAGGTCGTCAGCTGGCTGACCAGTTCAACCCGGCTGCTACTGCCGGTAGTCAGGCTCAGTCTCAGCTGGATGCCGCCGTAGAGGCGGCTAAGAAGGCCGGTGGGGCTGCTGCCCCCGCATTCAAGGGAGCGTTCGACGCTGCCGCTGGAGCCAACGGAGTGTTCTCCCTGGTGCCCGGTGGTACCGACCCGAACAACGCCAAGGTAGCACAGGACACGGCTAAGGCACAGGCCTCCGACATCATCGCCGCCTTCGGTGGCGGCGGTGCCCTAGGTTCTTCTGCCGATATCGGTGTCCAGCTTTCGGCTAACATCCAGAAGGCCACGGATGCGGCCACGGCCCAACTCCGGACGGGTCTTACCGGCCTCAGCGTAGAGTTCCAGACTCAGCTTGCGAGCATAGGCACACAGTCCGCTGCCCAGATTCAGGCAGCACTCACTCCCATCCAGGCAGCCCCTGCTGCCGTCCAGACGGCCTTTGGAGCCGTCGCAGGGGTGATCACTGGTGCATTCGGTCAGGTGATCGGTGTCGTGGCTCAGGGAGCTTCTCAGATAGCCGTAGCGGTAGGTGCTGGCTTCGCCCAGATTCCCGGCGTGGCTATGCAGGCTTTCGGTACCCTCGCCAACGTCGCCGCAGGAGGTATGGCTGGGCTGGTCTCTGCGGTAGCCACCGGCTGCGCTCAGGCTGTCTCCACCCTCCAGACACTACCAGGACAGATCGGTGCTATCGGTGCCCAGCTGTTCGCAGCCTCGCAGGCTGCGGGTGCCCAGGTCGGTGCTGGTATGGCTGCCGGTATCACGGCATCTATCGGTCAGGCTGTGGCTGCGGCTTCCGCTCTGGCTAACGCCGTGACGGCTGCTGCCAAGGCCAACCTAGATGTCCACTCCCCTTCGAGGGTCTTCGCGGATATCGGTACGAACGTCAACGCAGGCCTGGCTCAGGGTCTCGACCAGTCTTCTGATCTTCCGATCAACAAGCTGAAGGAGATTCTGCAGGCGGT